TCCCAGTTTATTAAGGCTGAAGATTTTGTTGTTGCTCCAGAAAGCAAAGATCTTATGACTTCTCCAAGATATACCCAAGTGATTCGTTTACCAAAAAATGATTACAACAAATATGTACAATCTGGATATTATTTACCTAGTGAATATACAGGTGATGGCTCTGATCCATCTGGTGACACTATTGGAGAGGTCGAAGGTATTAATACTTATGGTGATGACCAACAAGATGAAGTTATGACTTTGTTGGAAATGCATGTCTATGAACTGTTTGAAGAGATAGATGAAGTAGATCCAGAAGATGAAAATGCTGTAGCAACTCCATATGTGATCACAATTGATTATGATAGTGAAAAGATTGTTAGTATCAGACGCAACTACAGAGAAGATGACGAAAAGAAAAAACGCAGAGATTGGTTTGTCAGTTATAAGTTCTTGCCTGGTTTAGGTTTCTATGGTTTTGGATTGTTTCATTTAATCGGTGGATTAGGCAAGGCAGCTACTGGATCACTAAGAGCATTACTTGATTCGGCTGCATTTGCAAATATGCAAGGTGGTTTTAAGTTAAGAGGTAGGGTTGCAGGTGGAGAAGTACAGGTCAACCCTGGTGAGTTTGTAGATTTAGATGCGACTGTTGACGATGTTAACAAGGCTATTATGCCATTACCATTTAAAGAACCTAGTGCATCTTTATTTAATTTATTAGGTTTTATTGTTGATGCAGGTCAAAGATTTGCTAGTACGGCTGATTTGAATGTTGGGGATGTAAATCCAAATGCTCCTGTTGGCTCTACAGTTGCGTTAATAGAGCAAGGTTCTAAGGCTTTTTCAGCTATCCATAAAAGGCTACATCATTCGCAAGGGCAAGAATTTAAGATGCTTGCTAGGTTGAATGCAGAATACTTGCCAGAAAGATTTACATTTTCATTTTCTGGAAGTAGCTCTGAAATATTTGCTGCTGACTTTGATGATCGCATTGATATACTCCCTGTCAGTGACCCCAACATCTTTAGCACTGCACAAAGGATTGCACAGGCACAAGCTGTATTGGAAATGGCTAGGTCACAACCTGATTTGCATAATTTATATGAAGCATACAGAAGAATGTATGAAGCTATCAGAATACCTAATATTGATGAAATACTAAAGAAACCTGATGAAGCTCCAAGAACTGATCCAGTTGATGAAAATATGTCAGTGATGTATGGCAAGCCATTAAAAGCTTTTCCAGAACAAGATCATGATTCGCATATCGCTGTGCACATGCAGTTCTTACAAGATCCAATGTTAGGTGGTAATAATGCTACGAAGGGTATGCAACCTATCATGATTGCACATATTGCTGAACATGTTGCCTTGTTATATCGACAGAGGATGGAAGCAAGTATTGGAGTGCCAATGCCACCAGTTCCAGACTTTAAGAATCCTAATTATGAACCAAAAGACATTAATCCAGAGTTAGATCGATTAATTAGTCAAAGGGCAGCTCAAGTTGTTAGACAGTCACCACAAATGCAACAGATCGATGCCTTGAAAGCTTTGACAGGTCAACAACAGGCACAACAACAGAATCCATTACAATATGCACAACAACTTGCTAAACTTGAAGCAGATGCCTTGAAAGCTAGGACACAAGCACAAATTCAAGCTGATCAAGCCAAAGCACAATCGTCAATACAGATTAAACAAGCTGAAGCAGAACAAGATTTACAGATAGAAGCTGCCAAAGCCAAAGCTGATTTAGAAGCTAAAATCACTAAGTTAGAAGCAGAACTTCAACTAGAAAGAGAAAAGAATAATGCTAAATTACAAATGGAAATGTTAAAAAATGCTCCCAAGTAATTCATTAGCAACGATAAGACCAATCAATCCACAGGCTTTCGGTCCTATAAGAGGTGCTTTGCCAATGGGTGGTGCTCCACCACAACAACAAGGTGGGTTTAATGCTGAACAGTATTTGATGAATAAAGTCATGGAATTAAAAAGAAAAGGCATTGGAAGTGGTGCTTTAGGAAATATTATGGCATCAATGCCAATGCAAGGAGCTAGATAATGACAGAAGGCGAAGAAATAACTGCATTAATTAAAAGTTATTATGATCAAGGTAAAATACCACAAGATGATCCACAATTAGCATCTAAATTAGCTGCGATTAGTGCAAAGTATGCACAGCAACCTACTCAACAGCAAACAACAACCCAAGACACTGGTGCTTTAGCTAATGTTGGAACAGACACACAACAGCAAGACACTGGTCAAAAAGTTTACCTTACATCTAATCAAGGTAATCTTATTCCTGGTCAAAAATCATCAAGATTTGTTTATATGGTTGATCAAGACACTGGTCAACAATATGTTTACGATGATAATGAAGGCAAGTCAGGTGATACAGGTTTTCAAGGCAGTGCTCCACCAACTGGAGCTAATTTAAAAATTACAGCTATAAACTCTAAAGATGATGAAGATTGGAAATTGACAGATCTTTCCGATCAAAATCTTACTTTTGGTGGTGTTACCGATCCTGAAACACTTGCTCAATATACAGCACAAGCAAATAGAGAACCAGGATATGAATCTGGTGGTGGTGGCTTATTTTACGAATATAATGGCAGAGAATATTATACTCCAGATAACACTGGTCAAAGTATACCAGTTGGATCAACCAATATTACAAGAGATCCTACGCAGTTGAGTTATATAGAAAAAGTCGCAGATCCTCAAATTGGTGATGACGAGGGAACATTTATAAAAAGAGATAAAGATCCATCAACTTACACACAACCAGTTTTGACAAAAACATTTCAAGGATACGAACCTGTAACTGGAATGTATAGTGACGTTGAAGGAATTACACCAGAGCAATATGCTCAATTAAGTCCTGCTGAAAAACTTAAATTATCACAATCAGATGTTCCCACTGCAAGCACAGATTTTAAAGATTTTTTTGATATGGGATCAGGTCGTTTTGATTTAGGTGGATTTTTTGGAATGGATATAGATCCTACAACTGGAACTTCTGGTTTAGTTTTAAGTAACCCACCATCCAATCAATTTAATTTAGGTAAGTTTTTAAATCAAACTGAAGCTTTTGGCACACAAAACTTTTTAAGAAGTCAGAGCACAGATGTATTAAATGACATTATTTTAGGTGGTAATACTCTAGATGCTTTAATGGGTAAAAATTTTAAATTACCTGATGGTTCTCTTTATTACGATAAAATTTATAATGTTGTCGATAATAGCATTACAGATCCAACTGACATGAGAAGATACGGATCTACTAAATCAAATGCTGATGTTACACTTACAGACTTTATTAGTGGTGGTGGTGGTGCTATTGAAGGTTTTGACATGGGTCAATTAGAAGGCTTTTTTAATGATTTAGCCACTAATAAAAATCCTGTTACTGGTGATACAATGTATAGTGACACTGCTTATAGTATAGATCCATTTAACATAAGTGGTGGTGATGATTCAAATGCATTACAATATAACTATGCCTACAGTCAAAGACCATTAACTGCACAAGCTGTCAGAGCCTATAAAGGTGGATTAGGGCCTTATGCTAATGTTCAATATTTAACAAGATATGGGTATAATCCGACTGTCGGAGATGAAATGTTAAGGTATGACGAAGCATCTGGTGTTTACTTTGATCCTGTTACAAATTTGCCAATTAATCCAGAAATGTTAGAGGGATTTGCATTAAGTGATCCAGAAACAGTTGAACTTGGTGGCACTGAAAGTGTATATCGTGGTCAAATGACAACAAACCCAGTAACTGGTGAAAAATTATATTATGATGCAGAAGGTAATCCAGTTACAGAAGAACAATATCAACTTTTTACAGAACCTATGGAAACAGGAGTAACTTAAAATGGCAGATCAAACTGAAATGATGGATAAATTATTAAAAAGTGATCCACCTACACCTAGAGAAATGACTGGAGCTGCAATTTCACCTAGAGAAATGACTGGAGCTGCAATTTCACCTAGAGAAATGAATAATACTCAAGCTCAAGCACAAATGGATATTCAAAATGAAATTGCCAACGTAATAAGAGAAAGGACTGGAGCTGCACCTTCACAATCAGAAATACAATCGATTATATCTTCTATGAACCCCTTTGCCCAACGTAATGAAATGAACAGGAAAAGAAGATTGGTAGAATTACTTTTACGTAATGCTAGTGGAGCTGCAGCTTCACAATCAGAAGTAGATTCATACATGAATAACCCATTAGCAATAAGAAGCTTGTTAGAACAATTTTTAAGAAAACAAACTGGAGCAGCACCTTCAGAATCAGAAATTGATAATATATTGAATTAGGAGAATAAAATGGCTGAAGTAAACGTAGAAAACATGGAAGAAAATGCTGAACTTTTCATTGAGAAGATGGGATTTCCCCATACAACAGAAGGTTTAGAGTTATCTGATGATCAACTAGTTAACTTTTTATTGTTATGTCACCAGTATCAATATGGTGTTGGCGAAGAACAACAAGAAGAAATGATGGATGAAGAAGAAATGATGGAAGATCATCATGGTGATGACGTAAAAGTCAAAGTTATGAAGATTGGATCAGGTGATAACATCCAAGAAATGATGAATAAAATGTTAGGGGGTTAATATGCCATTTAGTAAATATTCACCAAAACAAAAGAAATTGGCTGCACTTGCAGGTAATAAAAAGAAAATTACAGCAGCTGATTTAAAAAAGCTTAGAAAAAAGAAAAAGTGAGTCGGCTAGATAAAATACCTTTATTTGGTACGTTATCTAATTTAATCAAAGAAGAATTAGTTGAACCTACCATAGATCAGTTCTTACGTTCAGTAAGAGGGTATGGTGCTCTTGGTGATTTACTTAAACCAACAAAACCACAATTAGATCCTGCTCAAATGGGTAAAACTAAATTACCTACTTTTGTAGAAGATATTCCTTTTGAGACAACTCCATTAGGACTAGCTGTTCCAGAAAAGACATTAAAAATAGAAGAATTAGAGGGTCGTGTATTAACACCTGCCTATGGTGATAGAACAGCAGCTGATGCTACATTGAAAAAAGTTGGTGAGACAGAACTAGAAACACCAGTCAAGTTAGAAGGTGGTCATGGATATATGCGTGAGGGTGAAGGTCTTTGGGCATCTCAATATAAAGAAATGGTGAAAAAAGCAAATGCCATGAAAAAAATGGATGATCCACTTATGATTTATACTGCAATGGCAGGTCAGGCAGGTGATTTTTCTAAAATGATGTCTGATACTACTTTAGATATCATTAAAAAAAGTAATATTAGCAAAAAAGCAGCCAAAGAATATGATGACAGAATTAAAAAAGAAGTTGATGAAAATTGGCCAGGTATATTATCAGAAAA